GATAATTTTATGTGTTTAGACTTAACATCGAAGAAATTATCAACGTATAATGTGACTTCAAGGTTCATAAATGACCTTTTATTTAATTTTATACCCTTTGTTCTAATATCTAAATCTACAATACATTGAGGTTTAAAATTTTCATTTTTTAAATTATAAATTATTTCTTTAATTCCTCTTCTTGTTTTACCAATTAGATAATCAAAATCATCCGTATCGTTATTAGGTTCAACCCAAGCATTTAATTTTAAGTAAATTGTTTTTAAGTTTTTGAAGTCTACGGTTCCGTATCCTATCTTCACTTCATTGTACTCTCCAAGGGAGATATACTTTCCTGTTTTCATTTATATTTTCATATTATTTTTATTTTATGGTGTTAAAAAAATATAAACTAAAATATTTGAAATACCAAAAAACATTTAGTATATTTGACATATAATTATAGATATGTTATATATTAAAGTAGACAGTAATAAGGGAATTGAGGGAGCTCTGAAACTGTATAAAAACAAGGTTCGTAATACCAAACAAATTCAGGAGTTAAGAGAAAGACAAGAATTTGTTAAACCCTCCGTTGTAAAAAGAAATCAACGTCTAAAGGCGACGTACATTCAACAAATTAAAAATGGTCTTGATTAAACAAGACCATTTTTTAATTGAGTAAGTCGATAATAATTGTATTTGGATAAATCCATCTCCTGAACCTCATCCTTCACTTTACTTAATTTAGTGGTTAAGTCGTTGTCGTTTGATTCACTTAAAAGTGAACCTACTCTATTAAGGATAGATTCTTTTAATTCTGTTGTTTTAGAAACTAAATCTTCATTTGATATTGAAAGAATAGTTTTTAGTTCTTCTTGTTGTTCTTCGTTTAAATTATTTGTATATAATACATTAAAGTTATTGGCTAAAACCGCGTGTAAAAGATTCTCATTTGAGGTATACGTATCTAATTGTGATTCTTTTATCTCTTTCTTTGTTGTTAAATGTTCTACTAATTTTTTCTTAGCGACTACTTTTTTATCAATGTTCTTTAAACTATCTTCTTCTAATAATTGGTCAATTGAGTCATATAACTCATTCTCATCAATTTGAGCGTTGTAAACTGACATATTAATAACCTCACAGAAGTCTTTAACTTTTGATGCTTTTTGTTTTAATATGTTACCAATTTCTTCAACATATAATCTTGCGACTTCTTTATCGTCAAAGTATTTGTTTTCGATTTCTTCATAAAACATATACATTTCTTTAAAGTCTTTATTTTTCTTAACTACTTTAATTAAGTTCTTAGTGTTATTCTTAAGTTCACCTTGCTCGTAAGCTTCGGTTATTGTTTTCAATAACTTGGATTTAATCTTCCCGAAATTGTTCATTTTTAATCGTTTAAAATATCTTTTATTTTTGTTTCTATTTCATAAATATTACGTTTCGCCTTATCCATATCAAATAAGTCATTAATTGATAAACTTTCGTCACCTAACATTCCTAATATTTTTGATTTTTTTGATTCACTAAGTGGTGCCTCTCCACCTGCATCAGCTGGTGGTGGTGGTGATCCTCCACCCATATCCATTCCACCTCCCGCAGGTGCTTCACCAGTTTGACCTGCAGCTTCTGCTGCTTTTCTTTCTTCTTCAGGTATACCATACTTGGCATCCACCTCATCGAATACACCCGAACGTTTAATAATGTTTTGAGTATTTGTTAATTCAAATCCCATTGCACGTTCTAAACGTTGTTGTTGTAAGTCAAGAATAACTTCTGAATCACTAAATCCAAGTATATTCTTTTTAGCCCAAGTATGTGAAACAGGTAAGATACCAACTTGTGATTGGTCCGAAGTTGCATCTTTATAAAGTGTAACCTTTTCTTTCCATTGTTCTATACGTAATAAATCAGATTGTGCCGATGGGTTTGTTAGTGATAATGTAAAATTATTCAATTCATCCTCTAACCCCATAAGGTATAAATGAACTAAAGCAATTTTATTTAATTCTTGAATTAATGATTTTTGTATTCTATTAATTGTTCTAGCAAAACGGATATCCATTAATGCTAACGTTTTACCTTCACCCACAACTTCTTCAAATCCTAAGAATGCTTTAGGGATACGTAATGCCGCTAATAGTTTCTTTTGGATATACTCAATATCAGCAATTTCACCTAAGTTTTGTGCTCCTGGTAAAGTTTCGATTGGGTTAGTTTGTGATGGGTCACGTACAGGGATAAAATAATCTTGGTCAACCGCCATCTGATTATATCTCATATCCACATTACCATTACGTGGATCTGCAATAGCGTCTCTTTTGAATTTACTTGCTACACGTTGTACATATGGTTCAATGTCTTTATCATCCATATTACCAACGAATACTTTGAATACACGTCTTTCAGGTGCTCTTGATGTTCTGTAAATTAACATCGCATCTTCAGCAAGTAAAAGTTGTTTCCAAATTCTTCTAATCTTGTCTAACATAGAAGTACCATAAGGTAGTTTTCTGTCATCACCCAATAATCTAAAGTGAGCAATCTCCCAAGCTTGAAATTCCATTTCTTTGTTCTTCCAAGTAAAACGTAGTTCTCTTGTTGGAGCTTTGGCATCAGACATTTGTCCAGGATTCTTAGATGCTGAACCCTCAATTCTTTCTATTTCGATGTTTGGTAATTGTTGTACTCCAATGATACCTTTTTCAGGGTCAATCTTTAAATAAACAAAATCATCACCGTACTTACATAAACCTCTCGCCCACATTTGTAGGTTTGTGTTTACGTCCAATTTATTAATAAATAAATCTTCTAATATTGTTTTAACTCTATCAGATTCGGAAAAGATAGTTAATATTTCTCCCTTTTCAGATAATGTTGTCGATTCTTCCGCGTAGATATCTAACGCCGCTGAAATTTCAGGAGTAAACTCCATAGATTCATAATCATAGTACGCGGCTAATCTATTTGGTTCGTAATAAACCGATTGGTTATATAGAGATTGGTCTAATTTAGCCCATTTATCGGCGACGTATTGACTTTGTTGAGCTTGCAACATAGCCTTTTCGTACTCTTCTCTATTGTCCGTCTTTAGTATTTGATCTTTAGAGAAATTAAATGAAGGTATTTGGTCCTTTTTTACCTGATTAGGGTAACCGAACATCCTTGTTAATTTCTGAAAGACTGTGTTATTATTCTCTGCCATCGTATATAAATAGTTTTCTTTATAATATAAACCTTTTTATTTAATTAGGAAACGTTATTTACTTTTTCCAAATAACCAAGAGAACTCACGATATTGGTCTTTTGGTACATTATGTGGATTATCCTTATGGAAAAAACTTGGGTCTGTTGCCATTGCCCCGATAGGGTCTAACGATGTACCATAAGAATAATGTGATTTATTCACTTCATATGTTCTCTCAGACATAGTCCAAGACTCTAACATCGCTTTGTTTGCGTTTTCTGTCTTTTCTAGTTGATTAAAACAAATATCTGCAGAATATAATGCCATAGATAAACTCATTATTGCATCATCATGAGAACCTTTCATGTGGTCAGGTCTACCATTCATATAAACAAACGTATTAAGTTCATTTAACAATCTATTTGACCTAACTTGAAATCCTTTCCTTAGAGCCTCTTCAAATGCCGCAACAATTTGAGTTCTTTTATTATTAAAGTTTAATCCAGGGATTTTATCTAGTGCTTTCTTATTATACTCCCAAATATTTTGAGTATTAATTCCGTCAATATAAAGATTCTTATAATTTAACTCCTGTAATTTTCTAGATGTCGCAACTCCCATACCTCCAGTAATATCAATTACAATAAAAGCGTTACCATATAAAATCCCCCATTTGTATGCAATTGATGCTAAGTCATCTGGTGGTATTTTACCGATATATTCAGCAACTTGTTCTCTATCGTCAAAATCTATAATATTAATAGATGAAAAATCCTCACTATCACCTCTACTAACGTCGACACCCATAATGTATCTATGACCGTTAATAGGTTCTTTCCATTGCCAAAACGTTCCTTGCATATACTTTTCAATAGGAACTCTAATCATATTCTTGGCGATATTTTCTTGAACGTCACCAGGAATAACACCATCTCCCGAACCTAAGAAGTCACATTCTAACTCTTGAGCAATCTTACGTCTATCGTATTTAAATTTCTTAGACATAGATTCAAACCAAGATGAGAATGGCTTATAACCTTGTTCTTCTAATTCTTGGTAATTAGTCATATCGAAATCATTAAGAACAACCTCATCGTCGTTGTATTGTTCCCTATTCAACATATAATGACATATGTCACTACATTTAACCCATCTTAAGTCTTTGGTATACCTTGGGTCTTTAAACCATCTTAAATCGGTTATATGGAAGTCATTAATACCTCTTAACGCTTGGTCATAAACACCGTAGTAAATTGGGTCGTATCCATTTGGAGTTGAGATAAGAATAATCTTACCACCCGTAGATAGGGACGCCATAGACGCCGCCCAAAAATCGTCACCCGCTTCAATATACGCAGCCTCATCAAATACAAGTACCGTTGGGGTAAAACCACGAAGTGCATCTGCGGACGTTGCGACCGCCTTAACTTCTGATCCGTTATTTAATCTAAATCTACTTTCTGAGTTTTTATCTGGTGAGAAACCAACATTTATCCATTCTGGCCATTGGTCAATGAAATGTCTAACTTTATTTGCCATTTCAATTGCAGTATCACGTTTATTGGCAATAATAAGAATTCTTTCAGGATTCTCGGGTTTTGCTAATTGTAACTTTTTTGATAACCAGGCTGCCGTTACTGTTGTTACACCCGCCTGTCTATATTTTTTAGTGATATTTTCGTTGTAGTCTTCGTAATCCTGAATCAATTGTATTTGATCAGGAAACAAATCCATAGGTACATATTTTTTCTGAGTGTTATCATACGTTTGTAGATACGTTCTCAGTGCGTAAGGTGTGTCCTTTATAATTTTCGCATATTCTAATAATTGTTCTGCTCTACTATTCATATATATAAATACAAAAAAAGGTGGTAAAACTTACCACCTTTATATTATCTTGTTTGAAATGGACTCTCATCGTCTTCTTCATCATCATCGTCATAATCAATATTTCCTTTAATCCCTAATGAATTAAGGAAACTATTAATATCATCTGGTTCTGATTCATCAGTCACATCTTCTAAATCGTCTCTAAACACTGAAACCGCATCTTCGTAGGCTTGGTCATTAAACATTCTATTAATACCCTCCATTAATTCGTTCATTAATCTTTTACCTTTTTCGGTTCCTTGTAGAACCTCTCTCATAAAGACTAAGAATTTTTTAGCGGGTAATTTGAATATTTCAACTAATAAGTAATTTTGTAATTCTTTTTTATTTTCATCAATCAGAATATCCTCAGGGAATTGATTTCTTAATCTGTCCCAAATTGCGGGACCTAATCTTAAATCCCACATTTCCTTTTCTAAAGTATCTTCAGAAGATTCTACTTCATCATATGTTTCTTCATCTTCAGGTCTTCCTTGGATTGCGAATAATTCTAATACTCCTTTTATTAATTCGTGAACTAAAACAGGAAAGTTAATTCCACGTGCAACTACTTTAGCTACACCATCTTCATCCTCAGGTCTTTCAACTTGTTCTTTTCCCGCTCCTGAATTACCCATCTGTTTAATTGTCTCGTCACTCAATTGCCAATAACTAAGGTCATTGATTGACATCATGATACCGTACATATTGATTAAATTAGGGTTACCCGTAATTTCACCAATTTTTTCAGGAGCTAAATGGTACATATAATGTCCCTTATTAGATGCTCCTTGTATAATACTATTAATTAAACGTCTCTTCGCCTTTTCAACATCTAAACCTTGTAATTCATTAAATAAGTTAACCTCAACACCCAAATCAATATCGTCATCAACATCAACTTCTTCTGGATTTTCTTCGTTGTTATCGTCTCTATTAAAATCGTCAGTGTCAACCTCACCCATTCCAATTATCTTAGCATCAAATTCAATAGAACCTTCTGGTATACCCATTTCCTTCATAACTAAATCCACAGCTAAACGTTCTAATTCTTCTCTATGGTTTAATTCTGCTTGAACGATAGTGTTATGAGCGTTCATTAATAAATGTTGTAAACTCATTACACCCTCCATCCCACGAAGAGTTGGAGCATTCGGAACGTATCTTCTAAGTGTTGCGATTAATTGTCTATATCTTTCAGAACCAAGAACTTCTTGGAAGTTATTATTTGGTTCGTCACCTGTTTTAGGTAAAGGTACTTTCTTAAACGGAGTTTCCCCCTGTTTTAATTTATCCTCAACCCCACTATCAGGTCTATCCTCTGAATCAAAATCCATTGCCATCTCTTCTAAATTTTCTTTTATCAAAGATAGTAATTTTTTCTTAGAAAGTATCATTATTTTGTTTCTTTTAACGCTTTTGGTTTAGGGTTCTTTCCCGGACCAGGTTGATAAGGTGTTCTTGGTTTAGTACCAGGGTTTGTTTTTGGCTTTACTGGTGCTGGTTTTGTTATTGGTTGAGCATCTACAGTTTCAGCGTTTGAGATAACATCGTAACTCATAAATTCTGGAATACCGTTATGTCCCTTTTTAACTTTTGAACCAACTTCTTGTTCTTTCAATTTGTATTGAATCATTTCCATAATTTCATTTTTAGATGTAAAACTATGAAAATTTTTGTTAGTAACTTCAGAAACCCACTCTTTTATGTTTTCTTTTTTACTTTTTAAAATTTTGAAATCTTGAGCATCTATTTTACCGTTGTGGTTTTTATCTAACTTTTTTTGTCCACCTTTTAATTCTTCGTCAACTTCTTTTTTCTTTTTTGGTTTTTTACCAGTCTCAAGAAATTTAATGACTCCTTCCTCACCACCCAAGTCTTTTAGGGCTTTATCATATATTGTTGGTTTCGATACTTTCTTCTTTTTGGACCCTTCCTTCATTTCCTCTTCGTAAGTCTCGATAGATTTGTTTTGTTTTTTTGCATCGGCAATCTTTTGAGTTGCCAACGGATCTTTTTTTGAAATCATAATATCGGCCTCACCTAAGATTCTACTTGCAAATGTTACAAGTTGTTTGTCACTAAAATTAACTAGTGTTTTTTCTGAGAACCCTTCTTTCATTAAGGATTCAACTATTTCATTTCTTTTCATATTTCTTTGAATTTTATCTCTTCTTTTAATAATTGATAATCTCTTTGTTTTAGTTTTTTAGAAACAGATTCCAAAGATTCCCCAAACTTAAATGTTAATCTATCGAACTCGGACTCGAAATCAAATTTCTCCCAAGCCAACGCGACTACACCATCTACAGCATCAATAACTCCGAAATAATCGGAGTCTTGAACTAATTCTAATTTTAAATCGGTATTTTTTAATAAACCAACTAAGTCGACATATTCTATTTCAGGTGATTTAGACCCAGATATTGCGGATGCAGGTATAACAAACCATTCCTCTATGTCAATTTCAGTAGATGAACTAAAGATAAATTCGTACTGTTTTTGACCTTTGTAATCTGAACCAATTTCATTGACATAGATAAGATTCATTTATTTGAAATATTTGCTTAATGTTTCACCAACACTCTTGTTAATTTCATTTTTGATTTCATCCATATCAATTTCTTGAATATCATCAGATTCTTCGTCAATATCCGCATATTTTGATAAATCAATTTCTTCAGCCTCAATTGGGGTATTAATAAAAGATTCCAAAGCATCCATCGATGAATCCTCACCAGTTAAAGCCGCCATTGATAATTCCTCCTCAATTTCTTCATCATCCATTTCAGGTTCTTCAGCAGGTACTTCTTCATCATCCATTTCAGGTTCTTCAGCAGGTACTTCTTCATCACCAAAATCTTCATCTCTTTCGAATTTTTTAGAGATTTCTTCGATATCCTCTTCTTCAAGTTTATCTAAGTCAACAGCTGATATAATCATATTAAGAACGTACTTAATATCATCACTTTCCATTTTCGCTTTTTGGTCTCTCAATTCTTGACCAAGTTTACCTGCAAATTTTTGTACCTCAGCCATATAATCGGAAGGTTTTCCTTCTGCACTTGATTCGTCACCCATATCTTCTCCACCCATATCGTTCATTTCAGGGGCTTCAGTATCAGTAGATACATCATCCATAGCTGGAGCTTCAGTATCGGTAGAACCCATATCAGGTGCAGACATATCTGCAGATGGCTCAGCCTCTGGTGCTGGAACATCCATAG